CATCGGAACATTGACTGTTCTCTGCGGAATTACAAGTCTTCTAGTTGCCTCTCCGCAAGTCAGAAGTAGCTCATATTCGCACTCGTAATATCCTTCTGTCAGATAAGCATTTTCCGGGAATTCGTCCGTCACCGTCGGTTTGTTTTTACTGCTTTCTTGGATGTCATACGGCACATAGTAGTCAATTACATGCCCTTCTTCGAAAGTTTCCATATCGAAGACCTCATGCTCTTTTTCCAACAGTGTGACGTTCTCCCGGAATCTGTCAAATTCCGCTGTATTGCCTTTCTTAGCATCAACCTTGAAGAATGATTTGAATTCTCCGGTATCAACATTCTTTCTGCCGATTATACTCGCATAAATGTCCGGAATTGCTGTTCCTCTGCATTCAAGTTCAAGTTTATTTGGTAACACCAAACCTTTCGCTTCTAAATCTTCTCTTGCTATTCCTGTTAATTTCATAATTCGTTCCTTTCTCCTTAAAAAAGCGTAAAAAAATACCAACCACCGAATATTGATGGTTGGTAGGAAATTATGAAAAATATTGTTCTGCCTTTTCCATGTGTTCATTTATTTTTTCTAATGGATAATCA